CGCCTGACCGGGCATGACCTGCTGGACAATATGTACTGTGCTGATAACGGACGGTGGTATGAAACCCCGGTGGACTGGTACGGTCTGGCAAGAGCAGCCCGGCAAACGTCCTGGCATCAGTCTGCGCTTTACTTTAAGCGCAATGTATTACTCGGTTGCTACATCCCGCACCCGCTGCTTTCCCGGCAGGATTTCTCGGCGCTGGCGCTGGACTGGTTTGTGTTCGGTAACGCATTCCTTGAGCTTAGAAGCAATATGCTCGGCGAACCGCTTAAATTACGGCACGCCCTGGCGAAATACATGCGACGCGGAAGCGATCTTGAATCATGGTGGTATGTGCAGGATGGCAAGGACGCGTTCCAGTTTCGCCCTGGCAAAGTGTGCCACCTGATGAATCCGGATATTAACCAGGAAATCTACGGCATGCCGGAATATCTTGGCGCATTACTCTCGGCCAGCCTTTCTCATTCGGCGGACATGTTCAGAAAACTGTACTACGACAACGGATCCCACGCCGGGTGCATCATCTACATCGGTGCAGCGCAGGTAAACCGCGAAAGCATGGACTCCCTGAAAGAAACGTTACAGGGCGCGCGTGGTGGTGGTGCGTTTAAAAACGTACTCATCCATGCGCCCAACGGGGGCAAAGAAGGTGTGCAAATTTTGCCGTTCCAGCAGATCACTGCAAAGGATGAGTTCATGAATGTTAAGGCGGCATCCCGTGATGATGTGCTGGCTGCGCACCGCGTTCCGCCGCAACTGATGGGGGCGATGCCGGGCGAAAAAAGTGCGTTTGGTGATGTGGAGAAGGCCGCGCGGGTTTACGCAATTAACGAGCTGATGCCCGTTATGGAGGCCATGAAGCACATCAATGACTGGCTTGGCGAAGAGGTGATCCGCTTTAACCCTTACGCACTGCTAGATACCCAGCCCACATCCTGACGCGCTTCGCTTGTCTGCTGCTTCGCCGGGGCATAAAAAATTTATGCCCCGACTCTCCAGCTCCTGTATCAATCAGATAATTTCACGACGCTTTTCTGCTTATTGTCATCATCGGCGGTCAGACTCTTACGCAATCCCACCGCGTTGACTGCATGTTCTCGCCGCCTCAGTGCGATTTTGACGGCCTTATCTGCCACCCATCAAATCAAAAGCCCTCACGTCTTTTTCACGCTCAGCGTGAGAAATACAGCCATTCTGTTGTGTCGCTGCGACATCGTTCAGGGGATGCTATTTACCCCCTGAAACGCGGGCTGTTCCCCCGTCACCTGCGCGCAGAAAAAGCGCGTTTTTTTGTGCACGCACGGATCCTTGACGGATCCAGCCGCCATGCGGGCCGGAAGGGTAAAAAGTCGTTCAAAAAAATTGTGCAAACTTGTGCACTATTGTGCAGCAGGGCGATGCGCGATTATCGCCCTGGTTTGAGGGGGATCAGGTGTTATTTTTATCTGTCGTCAGTGGGCTAAACCATCCACGATTTACATCGCAGGACTGATGCGTTCTGTCCTCGTGTTTCTCCTGCCACAATGCTTTTCCGCCAGCCTTTATGATGGCTCTTTCAACATCCCGCTCGTATCGCAAGGGCTGAAATACGTCATTAATGAAATATTCGCTTATGTCCGGAAGCGATACTGCAAAATTATTTGTTTGTTGCGCCGTCCTGCTATGCAGCAAAGCGGCATACTTTAATGCGTCCTGTGCTTTCTGGAATTTAAGTGCATAGTCAGTGGCGATTTTTTCCAGTTCAGCGATTCGGTTGTCTTTGGTTTCCAGCCAATCAAGTAGCGCCAATACTTCAGGATCCCCGACATCCAACACTGTTACGCGTGATTTTTCATAATGTTCGTCGGCAAGAGTTCGGCCAATTTTGAAATCTCCATCATCACCATAACCGGAGCAGGCATAAACAACCTGTGCTCCAGATATTCGCTGAATTGACATTTCCTCGCCGCAAATAGGGCATTTCGGTACTGGCACAGGTGAATAACGTTCACGTAATGCCTGATAGTTGATTTCGCTCATTAAGTCGTTCTCCTTGTTTATGTTCTGAGGTGGAGAGCAGGGCGAACTCGCCCTGATGTTTTGTTATTCAGGAAATAACGCCCGGATATTTCCGGCCATCTGACTGGTTATCTGTGCGGTTGATACTGGCTGTGATGCGGGGCGTTCTGTCCTGGTTTGTGTCACTGATAACGCTTCATCACCAGCCCATGCAGCCAGTCGATAAGCCTCTGCCGGATTCATTTTCAGAAGTGCCAGCCCGGCCAGAAAAGCCACGCGTTGGCCGCTTTTGCGGGCTTCTGGTGTAAGGCTGTCCAGCCAGGCGCATGCTTCTCCTTCGTTCTTGACGGCGGTGGGCTTCAGATAGAAACTTATCCGTCTGGTTGGAGTCGTCATTGGTTTACTCCTTGTCCATTGCGTACAGCCCATTAACCAGAGCAAACTGTGGCACCCCGTCCGCGATGAAAGTCGCATTAACTCCGCAGGCTTCGCGGATAGCGGGTGCCACAATCTCCGCCCCTCCACCGACAACCATCACCCGCCCGTAACCCGAAAAACCCGCCAGCGCGCGGATCACGCGTTGTTTCAGTGTTTCTTCCTTTTCACGAATAACCGCCATCAGGCTGGCGTAATGCGCGTCATTGTGGATGTGCTGGCGCAGCCAGGCTTCATCATGGCGATGTTCGATAATGGTATTGGCGATGTGGTGACTGGTGCGCATACCGTTAGTGGCCATCACCGACAGTACGGCATCGGCCATCAGAGAAACGCCCACGTGTGGATCGCAAAACACCTGGCTGATACCTGCCAGTTGCCCCTGAACCTTTGCCACATCCAGAGTGGTTCCGCCCAAATCCACAATCAGCAGGGATTCAAACGGACTCATGTCAGCCAGTGCCTTAAAGCCAGCCGGAATGGATTCAGGCATAACCCGTACGTTACGGATAGTGAATGCTTCGCCGTTCTGGTACTCCACCGGGCGCATGACGTTCGCTTTTTTGCGGTTGATGTTGGCCATGTCCGGCTGTGCGTTTGTATCGAAATACTCGCTCAGTGGCAGGGTGACAACCACATCCACTTCCTGTGGTGTGATGCCTGATTTGACCAGCGCGTGATGAATGGCAATTATATTCACATCGCTGTACTGGTATTGCGTGTCGGTCGTCTGGACAAAGCGATCGCTGACCGGATCAAAACCATAGCGCACGCCATCAAGCATGTAGTTCGCGGGCTGCGTGCCACCGAACGGCGCAGACCATTCCGACTTGAAGCTGTTCGGGCTGATGGCGTTGCGGCGTTCGCCGTTCTCAGTCCATGCCAGCTTGATGTTGGTGGAGCCGTCGTCGATACAAATTTTCATGTCGCTTTTCCTTGTGTTGATTAATTAATCGGTTACAGGATTTTTAAATCCCGCTTTTGCCTGTTTTGTGCGCGCTTCATATATCGCGGCACGTTTTTTGCTCATTTACGGGATTTGTGAGTCCCGTTTCTGTCTGTTTTTTGTTTCCACTGGTCAGGCTACCCCGCAGCAGGTCTGCTTTGCGGTGGGCGCGTTCAGTGGTTTCACTGATTCTCTGTGCGTGCACTGCGTCACGGATGGCGCGCAGCATGTCAGAAAGCACGGTAACGGGGGTTTTCATGGTGTTCTGGTCCTGCTGAAGTGTGGATGCCAGGTGTGCGGCGGCTTCGGGGTCTGATGCCCCCAGCTGTTCCAGATAGCTGGCGACCGGGTTATGGCGGATCTCCGTGCTGCTTACGCCGTGATTACGGCTCAGGCGCTGCCAGAGTTGCGTGATTCGGCTGTCCGGGCGGGTATCTGGTTTGCGTACAATTTCAAATCCCTGCGGTGCAATGATGCTGCCGTCAACGTACAGACTGCCGCCCCGTAACAGGTGCTGCATCTGCTGTTCACCGATATGCAGGCCGAGAGATTCAGCAGACTCCCGCCATTCTTTAGCGAGTAACTCGTGATTATCAGGCAAAGGCCGTGGCTGTTTGCGGCTCTGTGTCCAGTTCTGCATTTCATCACTGCTGTTTTTTGCCTGTTTGTCACGCAGCGAACGCATCAGCGCCCGGCGTTCGTGCCGTTTCAGTGAGCGCATCCATTCATTCACGTCAACGCCGTCAGGAAGCTGCGGCCACGGTGCTGGCCTTTCTTCCGGCTGTTCTGTCCCGTTGTTGTCCGTTTCCTGTACACGGGGACAGTTATTGCCACGAGTCCAAGGGGCGGCAGGGCCGCCCTGAAGGTCAAAACCATTTTCGCGGGTGCTGTCTTCCGCTTCCGGTTTACGTCTTACCAGCTTCCAGTTATCCGGGTGCGTGCACACACGGGAGGATTCCCCGATGAGTGGTGACCAGATCCCGTAAATCTGTACGCTCTGTTCGCCGTAATCGTTCAGCTCATCTGCGAGGTCGTAGGCGGTGCGAATCAGGTAGTCTTTGCGTGGAACAAGTACGCCGCCCTGTTTCTCAATGTAGGTGGCAAAACACCCGGCATCAGCGGCAGCGAGTACCGCATCCATTGCATCATCCTTCAGCCGTTGTGGGCCTTCCGGGTTGCGTGCCATCTGGCTGGCAAGGCGGCGGAGTTCACGCCATACCTGACGGGAGGGGATGCCAAAGAACTGGAACTGGCGGACCCGGTGAAGGCGTGCCCAGCCGATGGCGCGTTCCACGCTCTCGGCCATTGATTTTCCGGTTTCGTGGTCAACGCGTGGCTTGCCCGTTTTCGGGTCGATGCCATCCACGGCGCGGCTGTCCAGGTTCTTTCCGATGTAGGTGGCGATGTAGCTGGTTGGCGTGCCTTTTGAGCCGTCGACATACTCCACCTTAAAGCGCGGAGTAATATCATTGCCCAGCTCGTGGCGGTCTTCCTGAATGGCAATATCGCGGGTGTGGGACACAATGGTGTCGATTTCTTCCGGATGAGCAAAGACCATCATATGCCAGTGCACGGTGCCGTCATGGTGAGGCTCCACCGTGCGGATGCCATACCAGCGCAGGCCGTCGCGGTTCAGTTTCTTGCGGACCGCCGCAAAAAACGTGTTAACCAGGTAATCGCTGGAGTCGCGCATGGTGGCCCCGTTCCATTTGGGATTCGGATGACCGTTCTCTGTTGTGGCGTGGTATTTTGACGGGCAGGTGACAGTCAGAAACACCGCTCTGTCGCCACGGGCTTCGGCCAGAAGTTCCAGCCCCTTCATGGTGGCCATCATTTCTGCCTTACGGTGAATCGGGTTACTTACTCCCGCGTAATACACTGTCTCGAGATCAATCGTGAACCCGTCTTCGTTTTCCAGCATGAAACTTTTCAGGAAATCGCGTGTTTTCTCGCGCTGTGCGCGAAACTCGCTTAACGCGTCCTGGCTCAGATAGGGTGATGTTTTTCTGGAAACCAGACAGGCGGCGCGGAGTTGTTCTTCTCTCCACTCGCAACGTAACAGCCACAGTTTGCGTTTCCACCATTCCGCACAGGTCAGGCGAAGGATTGCGCCCGGCAGCAGCTCCGTGTCCGGTTCATTCCTCCGGTCTTTGTCTGTTGTCAGAGCGTCATAATGTGGAGGCATAGCGTGCAGGTGTAACGCCATGCGGGCCAGCATCTGATACGCCTTCAGCGTTACATCCATGGTCAGCTCGCCATCGGTCGCGCCAAAGCCATCGCAGAGTTTTTCAAAAGTGCCACTGAACATCGCCGCCGTCATGGTGGCCAGCGTCTGTATCTGGTGTTTGTTGAGCTGCGGCAGGTAAAGCAAATCGTCCAGGCGTTCGCGTCCGGCAAGGGAGCGATAGCCCGGTGTCAGCCAGCGGCTGTCGGTGCGGTCCAGACGTTCGAATATTTTGCGCAGGGTTCCGCGCGCGTAGCGTTCAGCCTGCCAGCTCTTTTTGCCTTTCTGACGATCGGCTTCCTGCTTCTTGCGCAGAAAAGAGAGGTGGCGGCTCAGAGGTTCACGCAGATAAACGGGAAGCACCTTCAGTGTGGCAAAAGCACGGGCCACCGGGTCTTGTTCTGTTGCCTGACGCTTGCTGATGATGCTTTGTGCCAGCTTTTCACGCTGTCCGGCTTCCTCAAGGGATGCCATGAGTTTTTTACCCACGGTGGATTGTGCGAAAAAGGCTTCTTCCTTCGCTTCCTGTTCTTCCTGTGCCCTTTTGTTTGCCTCAAGGTAGTAACGGATGGCGCGTTGCAGGTCGGTTTCAGTTTCCTGCCTGCGCTCCGTAAATCTGGCCGGATCAATGGCTGGCCGTGGTTCATTCCAGCTCCATGCAAACGCACTCATGGCTGGTATCCCGTCACGCGCTGCCACTCCTGTGAGAAGAGGGCGGAAAGGCGGTTAAATTCAGCGGAGTATTCACTCAGCGAGGCACACCCGCCAGCAGTGCGATGCGCCAGCATTGCCGCAAATATGGAGGCCGGGGAGTCGTAATACGCCAGCAGTGATTCGCCGTGTGGTGTCAGGCAGTGCAACGCCAGCCCGTGTGGTGTGAAGTCCACGCGGTAGCAGTCGTCTACTGTGAAATAAAGGGTGTCTGCATTCTCCGGTTTTGTGGTGCGTGCTCTGTTGTCACGACCACGGATGTAGAGATCAAATAATCCCTGAAGAACGGGAGCCAGACGGGTGTCCTGTGTGCGCACCCATCTTGTGAAGTCATGAGCGTCAATCATGCTGCAATTCTCTTTACTACAGATGTGCGAAGGCTTCCTGCCAAAAAACTCAGAAGCGGTCGGTTACAGGAATTGACGTTCTACGAGTAGTTATTGCTGGCTTGAGGTTCATTTCTGTTTAATTCCGTGCATGCTGTAGAAGAAATCAAAAGTGTTATCTATGCGTATCATGAGCTCACGCTGCATCGCTTCTGGTGTTTCTGGTTCGCCTGGTGAGCCAACTCCCGCGAAGAAATCACCGATCTCGCTTTGAATAAGTGCCTTTAGCGTTGCTGAGGAACTCAGGTGTGTTCGGTGATGTCTGCGAGTGATTCTTCTCCTACTCATTTGCGTGGATCCTGTACCTGTCGGATAAGATTCACCCGCGCCACATTAGTGGCGCAAAAGTAAGTGCCGTCAGTGAGATAGATGTGGTGTGCATCCTTTTCTGAGCGGTGTTTGTCGATTGTGGTAATCAGACGTTCGTCGACTTCGTATTCACGTCCTCTGGAGGTGAAACGAACGACAGGAAAATGCTTAATTGCCATTACGCCTCCTTGGTGTGTGTGAATACCTCTGCGAATGCAGATTGTGTTCACATTTTTTTATTTAAGCTGGGGTTTTATTTATGCGGTTATTCGCCAGTGAAAAAGCGTTCAATCTTTTTTACTGAATTAATAATTCGCATAATACCAATTGCACAAACCACCGAAATAATAAGAACAATCCAGGATATAAATATACTCATGCGATATTTCCCAGTTTGTACGGCTCAATATGCTCCCCGCATTCTGCGGCGCAGATAAGCTCAGAAAGTTCATTAAGTGCATCCAGATCGTCAGCGTAAAAAGCTACGTCATACAGACTCCGGATAGCCCTGGTCAATGAGTCACGGGCTGCACGTTCTGAATGAGCGCCGGATGCGCTTAAACGAAAATAAAAACGCTCAAGTGCTTTGTTGATGAGAGTTTTATATTCTTTATCCATCGCAACACCCTTTAATCTGCTTTCTGAATTTCAGCTTCTGAATCCATGCAGATAATCTCGATATAGGGTTCATCGCCATTAACCTGACGAGATTTTTCGGCTTCGCTAATTATTTCGCGAATGATCTGGTACGGAAGCTCTACAGTCAGGCGTGTACCGTTCAGATAAACGTAGGTAGCTGCGTTTTTTTCAGATGGAACTACTCCGTCAATAGCTGATGCGCGTAATAACAGTTCACCGCGAAAATCAATAAAGCGGATAAATACACCTTGTGCATGGTCTTTAGTCATAAAGCACCTGTTATAAAGCAGCCTGTTTAATAAAACTTTGCCCGCGAAGCAGACGATCGACTGTGCGTAGTGCTTCGTACAATGTGAAATCCTGCCCGAACTGATTATCGCCGCTGCTTAATGCAAAAATGCGGTTTCCGGTAAACGGATTGTGTGGGCATCTGTGAACCACGATTCCAGCTTTCTCAATCAGCCAGGTGTGTTCGCCGATTTGTTTTACAGCGTGCCCATCTGGTGTTGCGTGCGTCTCGTTCAGGTTATAGCGGCTGTTACTACGTGATGCACTGGTAGCGACGTGGTGTACATGGCGTTCTACGCCATTACGAAATTTGGAGTATGGATTATTAGTGTTTTTTTTCATGATGATGCTCTGTTCATTGTTTTAGCTGTTAGCCAAAGCGTCTTTTAACATCGCCACAAGGTTTACTTCAGGCTTTTCCATTTTGGCGCGTTTGGGGCGGATAATAATTCGACCGTCAGCCAACATCTTTTTGCATGTATTAAGAGGGATACCTGTTATCTCTGCATATTTCTGCAGGGATACATAGGGGGCATTCACATTGATATTGATGGTTATACCTGACATCCCACTAGCCTCCTGATCAGGAAGATTTGTTTTGTTCTTTCTGGGTTAGCTCTAGGCCGCGAAGGAAGATCATGCGCGCCATGTTAGAGGATGAGCGTTGTTCTTTAGCTGCCATTTCATCAATGACGGCTCGCTCCTCGAGGGACAGCCGAAGTGCCAGTCTTGGACCTGTGGCGGTGTTACGCGGAATGCGTGATCTGGTATCGTGAAGAACTTGTTTCATAGTGGTATATTGTGATCATCTAATAGCTCGTGAAATCATTTTGGTATCAAAAAAGATACCTGTCAAGGTTTTTGTATGAAAAATGATATTGGTCAGCGGTTGCGTGAGGAAAGGGAAAGATTGGGACTTAGTCAAGTTGCCATGAGCGACATTGGTGGAGTCAAAAAGCTAACTCAGCTTAGATATGAGAAAGGAGATAGCTTTCCTGATGCTGCGTATTTGGCAGCGCTGTCTCGTTTTGGCCTTGATGTTCAGTATGTTGTGTTGGGAATTCACTCACCTGAAACTTATAACGATGATGAGCAGGAGTTGATTACTCGCTTTCGAGCAGCTTCGTTAGATGTGAAAAACGCGGTGATCGGGGCTTTAAAAGGTGCGATCAGTGAAAAGGAAACTCAGCCATCAGGACGTGAGTTAAATATTTCTGGTGGTAATAACCGTATCGCTGGTCGTGACTATAACGAAACTAAGGGTAGGTGATAGTAGGGAGGTGACATGGCCGTCAACTCAAACGGTTCAAACAATCGCGTTGCTGGGCGTGATTTTCACGAAAAGAATATTCAGATAGAGCGATATGATGGTTCTCATACCGTCAATATCGCAATCCCTTCGAATAATGATGATGACGATCGCCCTTTGCTTAAGGCTCAGCGTAAGGAGCTAAATAGCTTGGTTGCTGCTATTGCAGAAGCTAGCAATACTGAAGCGTTTATTATTTGGCAAAAAGTACATGCGGAGATTGGTGTAGCTGGTATTGATGATATGACAGTAAATCAATATAAAACAGCGGAGAGTTTTCTGCATGCAATGCTTGAGCGATGTAAAGATCATGATGCCTGTAAGACTCTTGTAAGTTTATTACTACGTAACAGTGAAGACTGTGGACTTCGACAAAAACTTCTGCGGTATTGCCATATCAATTTCGGTACAGGACGTTTAAACGATCTTACTCGTTCTCAGTTACAGTCTGCATTGTCGTGGTTAGAGCAACAATCGGCATCAAGTCACACAGAGAGTTCGGCCTTACCAGAAGTTCGACTTCGTGCTTCAGAATTAATCCGACTTTATCCAAAAGAAATAATATTCTTTATCTGCGTAGGGGTTTTGGTAGGCGGTGCCATTTCTAGGGTGTTTTTTAATTTGTAATCTTACTTGAGCTAAATTGAGGTAATGATATGAAAGTAAAAAAGGTTCAACTATTAGTTACTTTTTTATCTATGTTTTCTTTTTCCGCCGTCGCAATGCCTTTTAAAACTATTGAACGTGAGAGTTTCAATGGGGTATGGCCATTTAATACTGATGAGGTTCAATTACAGTGTCTTGATGGTAATCCTTATGTGATGAATTTTGACGATAATAAGTTATATGCGCTTACAGGTTTAGCTCGAATAAAAGGTAAAACATTTGGTGCGTTACCGTTAGATAACAATAATCCATTTTGGCTAGATAATGATGCCGCCCCAGGGTTAAAAAAGAGTCTGGGGGATGTCACTAAGGCTGCATTTGATTTATGTGATAAGTAACTAAAATGTCGGTTCGTAAGATTCCATCAGGTAAATGGCTTTGCGAATGTTATCCCTACGGGGCATCGGGAAAACGCATTCGTAAACAGTTTGCGACAAAAAGTGAGGCGCTCTCTTATGAGCGCCGTTTAATGAATAGTAGAGTTGGAGACGAGTTTCAAGATGGTTCTGGTCCTCGTCTTTCTGAGTTGATTGCTCGTTGGTTTGAGATGTACGGTAAAACCTTGTCCTCTGGTGCAGAGCGCAAAGTCAAACTTGAGGCGATTTGTTCCAGGCTGGGGGATCCATTTGCTTCTCAGTTTGACAAAAATATGTTTGCTACTTATCGGGAAAGAAGGCTATCAGGAGAATGGAATCCCAAGGGGAAGAAAAAACTTAGTGAAGCAACCGTTAATCGCGAGCAGTCATATCTACATGCTGTTTTTGCCGAACTGAAGCGCCTTGGGGAGTGGTCTGGTGAAAACCCCCTGACTGGTATTCGCAAGTTTCGTGAGGAAGAAAAGGAACTGGCGTTTCTGTATGTAGATGAGATTGAACGCCTTCTGATTGCGTGTGATGAGTCACGGAATAAAGATTTGGGGGTTGTTGTCCGTATTGGGCTTGCGACTGGTGCTCGGTGGAGTGAAGCTGAAGGATTAAAGCAATCTCAAGTACTGCCCGGTCGAATCACATTTGTTAAAACTAAAGGAAAGAAGAACCGCACTGTACCGATTTCACCTCAATTGCAGGCTATGCTTCCTCAAAAACGAGGAGCGCTATTTTCACCATGTTATGAGGCTTTTGACGCTGCAATTAAGAGAGCGAAGATCGAGCTTCCTGATGGGCAATTAACTCATGTGCTACGTCACACGTTTGCCAGTCATTTTATGATGCGGGGCGGAAATATTCTTGTGTTGCAAAAAATACTGGGGCATAGCGATATAAAAATGACTATGCGTTATGCGCATTTTGCTCCAGGTCATTTAGAGGCTGCTGTTGAATTGAACCCTTTTGACAATAGAGGGTAA